AAAGTTAGTGCGACCCCGGCGGCAGGCATGACTAACCCCAGTGGGCCTAGACTAACTAAAGTTTGCGGTGACTAACTATGATTAGGAGATACTAACAAAAATTTGAGGTGGCGTATCGTAGTTAGAATGAACTGACTGCGATTAGTAGAGACTGATAAATGTTTGAGATGATTAATTGTAGTTAGCATAAACTGACGCGAATGTACAGGAGGTGAAAATCTGATTTCAAAGTTTCTAGCGCTGGATAAAATGTAAAATAAAAAACGCTTACTATTCCACATTTTGTTATATTATTGCATGAATGAGTATGCGGATAAGAACATACGTTCTATTTAACATTTTATGATATTATTGGATGATAATAAGAATAGTATACCGAACGGTAGGTAGAGTGTTGATTAGTCGGCGAAAGTGTAGGAAAGAATGTGTAATAGAATTGCATTGGAATGCATAGTAAAATGTATGACAAGATGTGAAATTAAACGAATTTTAAAACCGCCCCGGAGGGCGGTAGAATAAAGAAGGAAACTATTTTCGTATAGTATAATTATAGCATTTTTGTTTTTATTTGTGTTTGACAAGTGTAACACTATGTGGTATTATATAAGTGCAATAAATAATAGTATATTATAAGAATAGGAGGAATTGAGAATGGAGAGAAAAAATTGGCTGGTTATCGTAAATGAGGAGTGCTCAATTTATGGTGGCGATACTATGGCGTGCGAGAACAAGAATCAAGCGGTTAATATCGCGTCATTTGTAGCACGCATTTTATACAACATGGGGAAGTGCGAGAAACATGTTTTTGTAGTGAATAGAATGAAAAAAGATATTGTTCCAAGTTTTGTTAATAAAGAGGATTTAGAATATAATGTTATGTATCACTATTCCGTGCTGTATTACGCGGATTTAGGATTAAAAATGCTAATGCTATATGAAGGCTTTGCAGCGAATCAGAAAAAAATAGCATCTCGATGGATGGACGAGGAGGGTAAGTAAATGTGGAAGAAATATGGAGTATATACTGCGTGCAGCGGAAGTAAAAACGGAGCATGGTTAATACGGGAATATAGCGAATTAAAAGACGCGGTCAAAGAAGCGTATAGATTAAGTAGATGTAGATATCATTATAGGGCGCAATTAGCTGATACATTTATTGTGGCAAGTAATACCGGCAATACTTTAAATTTAGCAGTGGGGCGAGAGTATGTCAGATATTTTGTGGAGCGTTATGGAATATTTGATAGGACGATTGCAACTTTAGAAATATCCGGAGGGGTAATAGGAGCTGAACGTACATTTATGTTAAAGGGTGGAATTATATGAAAAGATATATGATATTAGCGAAGAATAGTATAACGGAGGTATGAATATGAAGAGCAAGTTATATATTAATTATGAAAACGGTACGAGAATGAGTCTAAGCTGTTTTACAACACGTGAGTTGTATAGACTAGCGTTCAGAGCGATTCGTGGATGGGATTATGTACAATCGGTGGAAATAGAGACAGGAATAGCTAAACTGAAAATGTGCGCTAGAGAATACGCTGGAGGACGGTATGTAGTTTTTTCCAGAGGCGACGGTTCTATCGTTTCCGCGTGGATACTGAATGGGAATCGGAAGGGAAGAAATAAAGATAACTACTGAAACATGTTTGGGAAAATTACAGTAAGCTGGACGAGGAGGATAAATAGTGAGAAAATATATGATATTAGCAAAGAATGATTACAACGAAGAAATTTTTTATACAGATATCAAAGCAGAAGCAAAAAGTGCGTTTGACAGAATGATGGACAAATATTTATTTGTAAAGGCATTCTGTTATAATGAAAAGTGTGAAATATATCAGGACATAACAGAAGGCAACGCGCAATCTATATATAGAGTTCAGACGTATACCGGTATAAAATCGTTTGAAATGACCGGCTGTTTAGAATTTAAATTATTAAATGAAGAAAACCACGAATTTACAAATAAGTTAGATGCGCTATATTGTGTTGTTCAGTCAATGAAAAGCGGGCGTAAGTGTAGATTATACAAGAATGGCAGGAGGGATTGGAGTGTCTAAAAGTGATTTTATTATACTGATTATTATATGTATTGTTGCAAGTTGGGCATGGAGTACAAAATAATTTTGTTTCACGTGAAACATAGCGAGGTAATTGTATATGAAGTATGAAGATATTCAAATCGCGCGAGAGCGGTTGTATGCCAAAGGTTACCGATTTCATCATAGAGCAACTGCAAGAAAATATCAATATGACATGTGTGGCGCATATTTGTGTATGGAATACTCTGGCAGATATGGCGTCGGGGAAAAATTAATATATTCACCGGGTATTGATGCTAAATATCTATCAGTTGAATACTGGGTGAGAGAGGAGGAATAGGATTGATTAGAGCTGATAAGCGCAGAATAGCGATTGCACTAGATAATGAAACAATTGCGTTGTTAGAGTATAACGCAGAGTCAATGGGAATCACAAAATCTGAGCTAATAACGCGTTATTTACACATGATCGGAAAAGCCGGAGAAAAAAAAGAGTTGTTGTTTATTAAGCATTTTTCTAAAGGGGTGAAAAAATAATGGACTGGGATAATATAAATCGCATGTCATTGATTGAACTGGAAAAGGAAGCGTCAGAACTGTATAGAAGAGCAAATTACAGAATAGAGCGGCTAGGAAAATATAGAAGTGAATCTGAAGCATACAAAAGGTTGACTGCGTATATAGGAAGCCCGTATTTGCACGAGGGTGACTATTTACAATTTAAAATTCCTGAGACTAGCGATGCGTTACAAAAAGCAAACCAATTAAGGCAATCAATAGCAGTAGTAGAAAAATTTATTGCGGCAAAAACATCGACTGCTAAGGGCATTGAGAAGGTAAAACGAAACAGGCGAAAATGGATTAGACAAAATTTTGATGGTTTCAGTAAAAATAAAGACGCGGATGATTTTTTAAAGTTTCTCGGATCAGATGAAATAAAAGAGCAAAAGAAAACATACGATAGCAATATTGTAGTACAAGCATTAGCGATTGCTAATAAAAACCAGCCGTCGAAAAAATTGAAAGAAATATATAATAACTTTAAAAACTCGAAAAAGTCATGGGGCGGATTTCTAATTGAGCAAGAACAAGAGTATAAAAAGAAAAAGGGGATTAAATTTTAAATGTTTGTCAATCGCCCGGAATCAGTTCCGATAGAACGTTTATCTAAAATTGAATATTTTGAAAACGATATCCCGGAACTAGAATCAGCATTCCGGGAAATTGTTTCACGTGAAACATATGCAAGAAAAAACAAGCGATCGTTGTGTGCTGATTTTGCAACACTGGACACAGAAACAACGTCAGTAGCACGACAAACATTGTGGAATAATGCGGATACTGATATAGGTTTTATATATCTCGTGCAATTACACATTGCGGGGAAAAATTTTATTTTCCGAACAATATATGATTTTAAGGATGCGATTGAGCGAGTAGCGATACCGCTGTTGAATGAAACTAAATCATGTATTGTAATATATATTCACAATTTATCGTTTGAGTTTCAATTTTTGAAAAGTGTAATTTCAATGGAGAATGTTTTTGCGCTAAAAAACCGGAGAATTGCGAAAGCATTGGCATATGACGGGGCAATAGAATTTAGATGTAGTTATCTATTGTCAAATATGTCCCTGGAAAAATTCACCGAAAATTATAATGATGAAAAGTATCGAAAAGACAAAGAATTGATAGATTATGAAATTAAGCGTTACCCATGGACGCAATTAACAGATGAAATATTATATTATTCATTAATGGATGTGATTACATTGTATCAGGCTGTTCTATCAATTATGAATCGAGAGGGTGATACACTGCGATCTATTCCGATGACAAATACCGGATATGTTAGAAGAGCATGTAGAAATGCGTGTATTGGTGAGTATCAGAACACACGTAAAAAGAGTGTGCGCATTGAAATGAATCAGCGATTCGGGGCATATAAAAAATTGTTTTATAAGTGCGAGTTATCATTGGATCAATATAATATGTGCGTAAAGGCATTCCGTGGTGGTAACACACACGCATCAAGATTTTACGTAGATCAAATATTAAATAATGTTGGTAGTTATGATTTTGCTAGTTCGTACCCGGCGGTTGTAATCTGTTCAGATCAATTTCCAGTTGGAAAGTTGGATGAATGCACAAATGATGTTCAATCAATGGAAAATTTAATTTCATTTTCAGAAAGATTTTTCACTATTATCGAAGTAGTATTCGAGTCGCTAGAATTGCGTGATCCGTATAACTGCCCGGTTCCATATATTCCATTTGCGAAAGTAGAACGCATAAGTGAAAATGAATATGATTTTACCTCAAATGTTTCACGTGAAACGCTAGATATTATAAATGACAACGGGCGCATAATTAGAATGAACAAACCATGCAAATTTACGTTTTTAGGAATTGAATTGTCAATTATTTTAAAACAGTATACAGGAATCATGCATGTAACAAAATGTTACTATACAGAAAAAGGATATTTGCCGGACGAGCTACGTAAAACATGCTATGAATGGTATGAAAAGAAAACGTCATTAAAACACGTGGCAGGAATGGAGTATGAATACATGAAGTCGAAAAATAGAGTAAATGCTGTTTTTGGAATGATGGTAGAACAAATAATTAAAGAAATCATAGAATACAGTAGTACAGATAAATTACTACATTCACGGCAACCGACTGAGGACGAAGCGAAAGAGCAGCTAAAGAATTATTATACACCGATGCAGCGGAAATTTTTGGCGTATCAGTGGGGTATTACAGTAACAGCGGTTGCCCGTGTTCGCCTGCAAGAAATGATTGATATGTGTGGAAATGATTTTGTATATTGTGATACAGATTCATGTAAAATGCTAAATCCAGAAAAATATTTAGGTGCATTTGATGAATATAACAAGAAATGGATTGAATATGCGGATAAATGCGGGTGTAATTATTTTGCATTCACAAAAGACGGCGAAAAGCAGATATTAGGCGTTGCGGATTATGAGGGAAAGTATGATAAATTTAAAACGCTTGGCGCTAAAAAATACGCAGTTGAAAAAAACGGAGAGCTGGAAATAACAATAGCTGGCGTGCCGAAGAAAGCAGGGGCGCAGCTATTAGGAGATTTAAACAATTTTAAAATTGGTTATAAATTCGAAGTAAAAGACAGCGATTCAGTTAAAATGCGGCAAGACTGGAAAAAAACATTGACATATAACGATGATTTCAACGAGATATTTTTTGTAGATGGAAAAGAATTGCATATACAATCAAATGTAGCAATTTTGCGGACAACATATGAGCTGAGCATAACAGACGAATATCAAGAATTGATTACTAATTTAAACACAATGTGGGTGCAAGATGACGTATAGAAAAAGGGCGTATATGATTCCGCATCACCGGCACACATTCAGCACAATTTAATGCGCGATATCTGAACATGTGTAACATATACTACCCACTATTATATTATCATTATTTTGCGAAAAAAGCTTGACAAATGTAACACCATATGGTATTATATCATTGTAACAAATAAATAGCACTCAAAAAACAAAAATAAGAAAGGGAGAACAAACACATGAGCGCAAGAGTAGTTGAAACCACATTTAAGGCACGCGAAACACTGAGAATTACAACGGCAACTAACATCACACCACTGAAAGACATTCCTGACGGAAAAGAGTTCACGTACTATGGTCACGTGGTACAGAAAATTGTCAATGAGACAACCGGGGAAACGTTCAATTCCGTAACGGTAAAAGTCGGAGAAGATGAGTACATCGCTACCCGGTCAGAATTTTTCCTTCGGGCATTACAGGAAATCATTGAAACGATTAATTCATTTGCGGATGACGAGGACGCGGATGAACCAATCATTATCAAGATCCAGCATTTAAAATCAAAGAAGGGAAATAGCTTTGCAACATGTAGCTTAGCTTAAAGGGTGAAAAAAGAATGAAGATCACAAGAACAGTAGTAACCAATATTTACACAGCACATTATGCTGATGGTATCGTGGAAGAAATCCGCGGAAGATATTCATATGCAGGTGCAAAATCAATTTTGCAGGATATGCACCCGGAAGCAGCTATTACTACAGTAGAGATTTCTCAGGAATCTGTAAAGTACGCAATGGAGCTGGAAGATTTTATTAAGAACGCTACAGTAGTAGAAGGATAACTATCAATCTCTGATTCGTCTTATATACAATATATAGTAACGGGGCAGTCCTCAGCCCCGTTATTTTTATGCCCGCCCGTATATAAATGCAAACCCAGCTATTTGGGATTTCCTGCAATCGAACCATAATTGGCCATTGTGTAACACGTCGCGCAATCTATCTTTTAGCGTATGTTTTCGGAAAAATGATGCATTTGCGCAAATATCATTTTCTGTAGCGGCAAATTTTATTTTTTTCGACGGATCAATTTTTGTTGAAATATAATATATATTGTATTCTTCGATATATCGAACGGCATAATCTACGTTATTAAAATGAATTGTTGCAATATATAATCCATGATTCGAGATATTTTTATCTATAAATTGCGAATCTTTTATTAGATATTCTTTTGCCTTTGACGTAGATGTATACGACTCTGACGCAAATGCTCTGTGAAATGCACTTTGCTCATGTGCTTTACTGGCTGACTGGTTAAATCCCTGTTCAAGAACCCAGCCGTCACCGCGCATATAATTGCACTCAGGTGTTAGGCGTTGCGTGATTCCTAAAGATTCATAATACGGATTGTATATATCAATTAGATTTCCTATTAAATATAGCGGAAGATATTTTGCTTGTTCTCCATTTCCACGTGCTAAGGAATCATGTATTGACATTAGCAGCGAAATTTCATTTTTCAAATATGTTCCTTTTTCAGATTGGAACTCATCGAATATGATTTTCGTTGCGTCAGACATTAGATGCGAACATCGTTTGATCTGTTCAGCTGCGGACAGTGATATTACATATCCGCAACAAGTCCCACAAAATGTATCGTCAGGATCATCTATATCAATGGTTTCCCCTATTAGTAATCTATAGCACACGTTTTTAACCAAAGTTTCTTGCACCATCGACAGCCCCCGGAAAAATAGTGCACCTATTTCCTTGAAAAAACTTTCGCTGGCGCTCTCTGTCTCATATTTATTACGATAAAGCAGAACAAATTTATTTCCATTTGTGATAAAATCATGCACAGCAAAACCGTTGAAAAATGTAGTTTTTCCGGCGGATCGGTTGGACGTGGAAATATAAATTTCTGGACGTGCCGCCTGCAAATCAAGCATATTTAGTAGTCTGTCCCCATTATAATATGGGGGTACAGTTTTAAAATTGTCGTATTGTTCAAACATAATGTAACACTTCCCTTTCATATACTATTAATTATAGTATAATATATGTGGAAATAAAAAATAAGAGAGGTGTTACAGTGGACATTTCAACACTTTCGCAGTTGATCGGATCACTTGGTTTTCCAATCGCGGCTTGCTGCGCAATGGGATGGTATTGTATCCGGTCACAGAATCAAATCAAGGAGATTAACGAGCAACACAGGGAAGAAATTAAAGAAATTAATGAAAAGCATTCGGCGGATATTCAGAAAATGACAGAGGCAGTGAATAATAATACGGTTGCATTACAGACATTATGCGAGCGATTAAGAGGAGAAGCCAATGAATAATGTTTCACGTGAAACAATAACGGCAGTTGAGCTACCGGAAATTTTCGCTACAGCGCTGTTAGTAATCGCAGGGAAATATGGAAACGGGCAGGAACGCATGGGCGCATTGATCGCTGCCGGATATGATTATAACCGGGTGCAAAACTGCGTAAACGACATTTTGAAGGTGATCGGGAAATATGGCTGATTTTGTTTATAAGATAGGTGGATCGGGGACCGGAATTAGTGAAGCAGATCAAGCAAAAAACGTGTCTGCAATTCAGGCAGTATTATCCGGTTATGGATGGAATTTAACCGCAATAGCTGGAGCTGTCGGATGTTTTGTAGAAGAATCCGGATTAAACCCCGGAATCTACGAAACATCACACGGCGGTGATTTAAGTAACTTGCCATATTTCCCCGGCGGCATGGGTCTAGCACAGTGGACAGATTATCCCGCATATACCGCTACATACCCGAATCCGCTGCCGTGGTCAGCAAACAAGGAAAAGAAAAACTGGTGGGACGGCAATTTTCAGTGTTGGCTATTGACAAAAGCAGATGACGATGTATATACGTCAATGGGTTATGGGCAAGGCCCACGGTGGGGATGGCAGACAAGTAGTAGCTATCCATCAATATCATTTTCTGAATATCAGAAATTGAATGGAGAAACCGGAAACGATATTGATCGAGCAACGGAATTTTGGTTCTATGATATGGAGTGGCACTACAGTCAGCACGGCGAGCTGTACTTACCCCAACGGAAGGCCGCCGCTAGAAAATGGTATGAATACATGTCAGGGCATCCAGTTCCACCGGAGCCGCCAACCGGGGGCAGCCGAAAAATGCCACTATGGTTTTATATGAAAAAGATGTGAGGTGATATCATGGCTATTCGAACGTCAGATGAATTTTTGGCAATGATTAAAGAATATGTCGGGGACAGAGCAGAGGATAGCGATTTAGCAATTATCGAAGATACAACCGATACAATTAACGCTATGTCGCAGCACGAATCAGAAATTACACATTTAAAAGAGGAAAACGAAGAACTGAGAAAAAAATACCGGGATCGATTTTTTGAGCCAAAGCCGGTTGAACCAGAGCCGGATGAACCGGAACCGGAAAAATTAACATTTGAATCATTGTTTTCAGAGGAGGTAAAATAATGGCATATAGAGTTGCACAGTCGACGCTAAATGCGTCTACAATTGATATTTTAAATGTGATCCGCCAGAATGCATCATACGACTATCAGCAAAATGTTCCTGTCGTTGCGCAGGCATCTGACATCCCGCACGTTGGGGAAGTAATTTACGGAACACCTGCGTTTGCAAATCAGTTCATTAATGCTCTAGTTAATCGTATCGCGTTGGTTCGTGCAAAGTCAGCGACATTTAACAATCCCTATGCGCGGTTGAAAAAAGGTTATTTAGAGTTTGGTGAAACAGTAGAGGAAATTTTTGTTCAGATCGCAAAGGTCGTAAAATTTGATCCAGAAAAAGCAGCGGCAAGAGAATTTAAACGCACGTTACCAGACGTTCGATCTGCGTTTCACACGATGAATTGGCGTGTGATGTATCCGGTAACAATTCAGGACGATGATTTAAAACGTGCTTTTCTATCGATGGCAGGTGTTCAGGATTTAATTGCTAAGATCGTAGATTCTGTTTATAAGGCAGCTGAGTATGACGAGTTTCTGTTATTTAAGTATCTGTTGATCAAAGGTGTATCGTCAGGAAAAATGACACCTGTGTCAGTCGATGCAGCTAAGCCGGATGATGCGGCTAAAAAATTCCGCGGAATGTCTAATAAACTCACGTTCATGTCCAGCGATAATAACGCCGCTGGAGTTAAAACTGCTACTCCGCGTGAGAATCAGGCTATTTTCATGGATGCGATGTTTAACGCAGAGTATGACGTAGATGTTTTAGCGGCAGCGTTTAACATGGACAAAGCGGATTTTATCGGACGTTTGTATTTGATCGACGATTTTGCTTCATTTGATAATGATCGGTTTGCAGAAATCAGAGCAAATAGCGACGGGCTGGAAGAGATTACAGCCGATGAGTTGGCTATTATGGCTGACGTTAAAGCGGTTTTGGTAGACGAAGAGTGGTTTCAGGTATATGACAACAACACAAAATTTACAGAACAGTACGCAGCGGCGGGGTTATATTGGAACTACTTTTTCCATACATGGAAAACAATTTCTTACAGCCCGTTTAGCAATGCGGTAGTATTTGTGGCAGCGACCGCTGATAGTGCACTGCCAGCGTCAATTACAGTAGAGGTTGCGGATAAATCGACATCTGACGATGCAACGGTGCTGTCGTTAATTCCGCAGGTTGATGCTGCTACACTGGCGCCACACAATTGCCTGTTCACGCAGATCGAAGCAGCAACAGCGGCGGGAGTGGCAATCCAGAAGTACGGCGCTATTTTGATCCCGGCAAGTGCAGCGGCTACAAATTTAAAGTTAGAATTAACTGTAAACGGAACAAAGTATACAGCGGCGACAAACATCAATGCGGCTACAGAGGTAGGAACTACAGTGACGTTCAAAAAATAAGAGAGGCAGTAAGCGGCGGTTGTAAAATCGCCGCTGAATGGTAGAATATGAAAAAATTGATTCCAGCGGATACGGTTGATGCGGAAGGAAATGCGTGGAAAACGGTTGGGGAAAATATTAGAAACGGAGCGAAAGACATTAATGTAGACGCAATTATAGCTGAAATATTTCCAGTCGGGTCTATTTATTGTGGAGAAAACCAGCGGATATTAACGGTTGGAACGTGGGAACAAGTTACCACTAACTCGGGAAGTTTAATTGGTCTTGGCGCTACAACAGTCACTGCGTCTACTTTTGGGTCAAAGCTAGTAGGCACAGAAAAATCTATGATAGTTTCTATCCGTATGTGGCGAAGGGTGGCGTGATATATGGCGTATATCCCCCCTAATGCAACAGTACAATATTTTTCTGACCTTGGGCTATCCCGTGATGATACACTATACTTTAACAGTGTATCATCAAAAAACACATATTTTGATAATCTGCCGAAAATCGCAACAGAAGAGTCATTAACATACGTTTCACGCGAAAAGGGTATTATACGTTCATCTTTGCCGATGTCAACCGCAATTAATATCGGGTATATACGGTATAAAAATACCAATTTCGAGAATTTTTGGTTTTATGCATATGTCGCAAACGTGGAATATATCAATAACGGATTAACGGAAATTCATTTTGAGATTGATAACATGATGACATATATGGGAATATTCACACTGGGTGAGTGTTTTGTTGAGCGGCAGCATACATTACACGATGGCATCGGAGATAATATTGCGGAGGAAGGTTTAGACACAGGCGAGTTTGTAATCAACACTACAATCAAAAGCGGATTTTTCAGCGGTTATCGAATTGCTGTTGTCTATAACCCGGATGGCACTGATACGGGAATGATTCATAATGGCATATATTCAGCGGCGGCGGTAAAAGCTTTTGAATTAGCCACTGACGCGAACACATTTATTCAGTCATTGATTGACGCAAATAAAATTGATAGCATTGTTGCTGTTTTAATGCTTCCGACTAAAATGGTAGAAAATTGGAATAATCCGATACCGGGCGTACATCAAGTTAACATTATTGACAATCGCCGCACTTTAGACGGTTACACACCAAGAAACAAAAAACTACTGTGCTATCCATATGCAATGTTGTCGGTATCGAATAGTGAAGGGCAATCTATTGATTATCGTTATGAATTTTTTAACTGGGATAGCGACGCAAATACATGTAAATTTTCAATTTATATGATCGCAGGGGCATCGCCCGAGGCGGTTTTAGTACCACGCAACTACAAGGGTGCTGATTTTAATTATGATGAGCGCCTAAACATGGTAAAATTTCCACAATGTGCAATTGCAGTTGACCAATATAAAGCGAACCTTGCACAGAAAAACAGTACATTTTTTCAAGACGCAGCTGAACAGGGTGTTAATATCGCGGTTGGAGCATTAACCGGAGGGGCAGTGGGAGCTGTATCCGCCGGCGTTGGAACTGCAAAATTTGTCGCAGATACGTTAATATCCAATGCGATTCGCACTCCGGCGCCGTCTGTCTCCAAAGGGCGCAGCGCACCTGATATTATGTTCGGATTGCTCGCGAAAGAGTTTTATTTTTATACACGTACAATTACAAAAAACTATGCAATTATGCTTGATAATTATTTTGACATGTTCGGATACGCAGTGCGGCAACATTTAGTTCCAAATATGAATGCCAGGCCGAATTGGACGTATTGCAAAACTATCGGATGTACGGTTCATGGCAATATGCCATCCAGCGCGGCGCGTGATATAGAATCAATGTTCGATAATGGTGTGCGTTTCTGGAAAAATCATAACAATATTGGCAACTATTCACTAGACAATGCGCCCACACAGTGAGGTGATGCAACATGGGTAGCAAAAAATACGATTCAAATTATGCCGGGGCGGTTGATATTAAAGCAACGTACAATTACTATTTTATGCGATTAGCATCAATCGCAATGAGTTGTTTTAAATGGGATGGACTGCCAAGTAGTGTTGATTCTCGTTTTATTGAATATACATTATTTTATAATAGTAATGGGTTGTTTTTCAATGATGAAATTTTAGGACATTTGTTCTTGCCGTGTGCGACCGCGGGTAATTTTGACGTGTATAACATTCCTACGCGACGGAACGCATATGCTTCTAATGGCTTTCAATCAATGAAAACGGATAAAGACAGTGTGCTTGTGTATGATAATTTGATGCATATGTCATTACTTCCGATTATTCAGACGTTTTGCAAACGATTGACAAACTTGGAAATCACAAAAGATATCAATTTAAGAGCACAGAAAACACCGATTCTATTACAGTGTACGAATCAACAGCGCCTTACGCTTGAAAATCTATTTATGAAAATAGATATGAATGCTCCGGTCATTTATGCTGACAAGGCACTCGATTTAGATTCTCTGAGAGTTCTTGATTTGAAGGCTCCATTTCTGGTGAGTGATTTACAAAAAGAAAAATTAAACGTCATGCAAGAGGCTCTCGCGTTCCTCGGCGTCGGTGGTCTTGAAATTGAAAAACGGGAACGTTTGAACACACATGAGACGCAGGAAGCGCGACAGGCAAGCACTGCGCAACGAGAAAATCGGTTAAAAGCAAGGCAGCAAGCGGCAGAACAAATTAATAATATGTTCAACTTAAACGTAAGTGTAGAATATGACAATGGTACATTAACTGACTATAACAATGCACCGCTGGCGGAACCAGAGACAGGAGATGATATTATTTGAGTGTTTACACAACAGAAGTTCGCTATATATGCGAATATGAAGCGGGACTAATCGAATCAACAGGTTATAATGATATTGATGATGTTATTGAAAAATCGTGGGATAAAATTTTTAAAAATTTTCCTATTTTCGACGAAACATATCGGAAACCACTATGCACTAAAATCTTAAATCATTATTACACACGTGAAATTTGTGCCGAAACAGCTTCACTATGGAAATTTTGGTTAAATCAGAAAATGAATGAGATTATGCCGTATTATAATAAGATGTATTTAACCGAACAAATCAAATTTGATCCGCTACATGAAATTGATTTTACACGAACAATAAATGAAAAACGCGAATCCGGAAAAAATGGAGATGAGACAACAAATACAACAAACACAAAAAGCGCGCAAGAATTGACCGCTGCTAATGGGCACACTGAAAATAGTTCTAATAATAATACAAAAAATTCAAGTGAAATATCACGGCAAAGCACAGATACAACTAGCGCAACAAATACAGAAACAACGACATTAGACAGCTCTAGTAACACACAAAATCTGCACAGCGATACTCCACAGGGAACAATCCAAAACATTTCCGAAAATGGTTATTTAACTGACGCTACGTTGTCAAAGGATACAGGTAATAGCACTACTGCATCGGACAAATCAGTAACGGAAAACAAATCGACAACAGAAAAAACAACAGGTAGCGACGAAAACACTACAGTAACAGCATCAACCGGAAACAACAATAGTACCACAAAAAGCACATCATCCGATAATATGAACGGTAAAACATCTAGTTTATATACTGAAACTAATAACGAATTGCACGAATATACAGAACACATAACCGGAAAAAATAGCTCGGTATCATATTCAAAAATGATTGACGATTACAGAACCACACTTTTAAATATTGATATGGACATTATTTTTGAACTGCGAGATTTATTCTTAAATATTTATTAAATAGGGGGACTCATATGCCTGAACAAAATAAATGGGGATGGCGTAAAACGCAATCTATTCTTCCTTTGGTTTTTGATGACAGCATTTCATATTATGAAGCTGTGTCTCGTCTAATTTTTACTGTAAATCAATTGATAACGTTAATCAATGGTAGTATAGATGAAAATTTAAAAGATTACATTGACTCACGATTTGACAATTTAATGATAAACGCTATTTACGATGAAAAAACTGAAACAATAATTTTAAAAAAAGGGGTGCAGTAAAAAATGGCAGATGTTAGCAAAATTTCATTATACGGAACAACATATACAATTAAAGATTCTACCGCAAGAACCAACGCGGCAACAGCACAGACAGCCGCCAATACCGCGAAAGCTACCGCGGCAACAGCACAAACAACCGCGAACGAAGCAAAAGCCGCTGCGCTTGTAATTTCATACGCGAGCGAAGAAGAAACGATAGTAGTCGAAAAACTCGTGAAATAAATGGAGGTTCACATGGATTTTTCTAAAATTAACGTACTTGGAATTGATATTTTTTGCAAAGACTTGATGGCAAGGGATACTCCGTATGCTGACGTGGTAAAAGATTTTGGTGCAGATAATACCGGAGAATCGGACACTACTGCTTCTGTCCAAGCCGCTGTAAACTCTTCTGCGTCTGTGATCGTTTTTAGACCGGGAACATATAAATTGCAATCTATCAAAATCCCATCATTTAAAACGGTAGTCGGATACGGTGCGAAAATTATTGCAAATTCTAACAATGTATTCATTAATAATTCCGACGGAAGCGTTGGTGGATATGATGCAAATAAAAATATTACCATTTGCGGCTTTGACTTTTCCGCTGACGCGATTGGAACATGTACGGAAATAGGATTTTCACATTGCACAAATATAACTATTAGCAATTGTATTTTTCACGATAACAGTGCGTGGCATATGATAGAACTTAACTCGTGCAAAAATTCTATAGTAGAGAATTGTCATTTTTACAACAATAAAGTTGTTGATGGCAGCTCAGAAATGCTCCAGCTTGACAGCGCAGTTAATCACACAGTATTTCCGTGGTTTGGGCCTTATGATTCTACACCATGTAAAAACATCAAAATTGTAAATTGCTCATTCGATAATAGTATGAATAAAATCGCCGAATCGGGATTAAACTCAGCAATTGGTAATCATACAATAGCGGATATCAGAAATGTTATTATTTCAAGTTGCACATTTACCGGATTTACAACCGCTATTAAATTTATTGCACTATATGATAGTGAAATATCTGACTGCAATATAAACAACTGCGGATGTGGCATATTAATGTATGGAAACGCGGAAAATATTAATATTAACGGCAATGTAATAACAGGTGATAAAGTGGATGGTGTTGCTAGTGAAAATACCGGAAAACGCGGAATTTTTTTCAACAATGCTGACACGTTAGCAATTAAAAATATAACAGTGATTGGAAACTCTGTCAGCAATTTCAGAAACCACGGAATATCAGTGGAATGCACAAACGGCATTATTGCAAATAATAACATTTTCAACAATAATTTTCATGGAATTGTGTGTGGTTACAATTCGTATAATGTCGTAGTCGATAGCAACATTGTTATAAATAATGCGCTCAATGCACCGCGTAAATATGATATTGGTATCAATATATCAGGAGCACTAAGCCCAATTGGAAAAATAAAAATTACCAATAATAAATGTGGATCATTACGTGCATATTATATTGCAGATAACGCAATTGCCGGAAATGTCTCGGGAAATATTTGTACGGGTACACTTGACCCGGGAATAGTTAATAAACAATTTTTCAATGCAACATATAACAATACTGATTCATCCGAATATAACAGCGAGTATATCCGCGGAACAGTTGAATCTGGCGTGGTGAACTATCCGCCGAATACTTGGTCTGTGATTACGTCGCTCTCAATTGCGAAATCGGGCTTTTATTTCATCAAAGGATTGTTAACAATTCCGGGATATTCCTTGCGCGCAACTATTGACATTCAGAACTGCCCATCAGTTATACGCAGCACTTATTACTGTGACACTGAGCCTAGTACATACAGTTTAACATGCTGTGACGTATGCTATATACCTTCTGGAACAGTTTTAAATCTGCGCATTTATCCGACAGGAAATGTAGCATTTCTGAATAATGCAGAATTAAAAGCTGTATTACTTCCTATTGACAGCGCAATCAAATAATTTCACCGCCCTTCGGGGCGATTTTAAAAATGCGTTTAATTTCACATCTTGTCATACATTTTACTATGCATTCCAATGCAATTCTATTACACATTCTTTCCTACACTTTCACCGACTAATCAACACTCTACCTACCGTTCGGTATACTATTCTTATTATCATCCAATAATATCATAAAATGTTAAATAGAACGTATGTTCTTATCC